GGTGGCGAGAATGGGAATATGAGAGTCCGCCACCGTGTGAGGCCATCATTCAAAGCTGGGATACGGCGTTTTTGAAGACTCAAAGGGCCGACTACTCCGCTTGTACGACATGGGGCGTATTCAATTACCCAAATGAACAGGGTGAAACGGTACCGAACCTCATTCTTCTCGACGCATACAAGGAAAAACTGGAGTTTCCAGACCTGAAACGGGCTGCATACGAGAAATATTGGGAATATGAGCCTGATCAGATGATCGTGGAAGCCAAAGCAGCTGGATCTCCGCTTATTTTCGAGCTTCGGGCAATGGGTATCCCCGTCACCGAGTTTACACCCTCCCGTGGACAAGATAAGATAGCTCGTGTGAACGCAGTGAGCGACTTGTTCGCTTCAGGGGTTATCTGGGCACCTCCGACCAGATGGGCTGAAGAAGTGATTGAGGAGTGCGCTGCGTTCCCAGCGGGAGAACATGACGACTTGGTGGACTCCACAACTCAGGCTCTGCTGAGATTCAGACAGGGCGGCTGGATCAGGAGTGTTATGGATGACTGGGACGACGAACCAATCTACAAAAGACCTGTCGAATACTACTAAGATGATCTTGAGATTCGTGACGCACGAAAAAGTACGCGAGTACGAATCCAAGGGGTGGAGGATTGCCAGCACATTGGAAGGCTCCCACCACGGTAGGTGGTCTGTTATTATGGAAAAGTATAACTGAAGGAACCTGCCATGGCCGTAGAGAAACAAATGACGCCGACAGACATGGACCCCGGCAATGCCGATGAGGTCCAAGTCGAGGTTGTAAATCCAGAAGCTGTCTCCATCACCACCGAAGACGAGGGTCTCGTCATTGATTTTACCGGTGAGATGGCATCCGAGATCATGGGGCCAGAGCATGACGCCAACTTGGCCGAGTTCATGGAAGAGGCAGATCTGGGGGCTTTGGCATCAGAGCTTGTTGATGACTTTGTTTCCGACCGTCAGTCCCGTAAGGACTGGGCGCGAAGCTATGTGAAGGGTCTGGACCTTCTCGGAATGAAGATCGAAGAACGCACGCAGCCTTGGCAGGGCGCTGCTGGCGTGTTCCACCCGGTCCTCACTGAAGCAGTTGTGCGTTTCCAAGCTCAAGCCCTGGGGGAGATCTTCCCCGCGTCCGGTCCCGTGCGTACCAAGATCATGGGCAAAAAGGATCAGGAGAAGAACGAGCAGGCCGAGCGCGTTGAAACTGAGATGAACTACCTCCTCACTGAGGAGATGACCGAGTATCGTGATGAGACAGAGCATATGCTGTTTCGTCTTCCGCTTGCCGGTTCCGCCTTCAAGAAAGTTTACTACGATCCACTGATGGAGCGTCCGTGTGCGATGTTCGTTCCTGCGGAGGACTTCGTCGTTTCGTATGGCGCGTCGGACCTGATGACATGCCCGCGTTACACCCATGTGATGAAGAAGACGCCAAACGAGATCATCGAGCTTCAGGTGAATGGTTTCTATGTTGACGTTGATCTTCCGACACCGGAACCGGATTACTCCGACATTCAGGAGAAGTATGACGAGATCGATGGTGAGACTGCCGTCCTCGAAGACGATGATCGCCACACAATCCTTGAGATGCACGTCGATCTTGACTTGCCTGAGCCTTTCGATGACCCTGATGGTATAGCGCGCCCGTATGTGGTGACTATCGACAAGTCGTCACTTACGGTCCTCTCTGTCAGGAGGAACTGGTATGAGGACGATTCTAAAAAGCGTAAAAGACCGCACTTTGTTCACTATAGATACCTACCGGGCCTTGGGTTCTATGGAACGGGTCTTATTCATCTTATTGGTGGTCTTGCTAAAAGTGCCACAAGTATTCTTCGTCAGCTTATCGATGCGGGTACGCTTTCTAATCTTCCGGCTGGCCTCAAGGCTAGGGGACTTCGTATTAAGGGCGATGATTCGCCTCTCATGCCGGGTGAGTTCCGCGATGTGGATGTACCGGGGGGTGCAATTCGGGATTCTATTGCATTCCTTCCTTACAAGGAACCGTCCAGTGTTCTATATCAGCTTCTCGGAAATATCGTGGAAGAGGGGAGAAGGATTGGCTCCGTTGCTGATGTACAAGTTGGAAACCGCAACCCGCAAGCTCCAGTCGGAACTACACGCGCGTTGATGGAGCGTAGCATGAAGGTGATGTCTGGCGTTCAGGCTCGTCTTCACGCATCCCTAAAAAATGAACTTCGTTTGTTGGCAAAAGTTATCAAAGATAATATGGATTCCGTATATCTGCATGATCAAGAGTCAGAGGCAGATAGACTGCAAGACTTTGATGATCGGATTGATGTCATTCCGGTGTCAGATCCAAACGCGGCGACAATGGCACAGCGTGTTGTTCAATATCAAGCGGCCATGCAATTAGCGCAACAAGCGCCGCAGTTGTATGACATGGGTAAAATTCATCGTCAAATGTTAGAGGTTCTTGGAATCAAAGACGCTGATGAAATTATTAAGTTGCCTGATGATGTGGCACCAAAAGATCCTGTATCAGAAAATATGGCTATCCTAAAACAAGAGCCAGTAAAAGCATTCAAGTACCAAGATCACGAAGCCCACATTGCTGTTCATATGTCAGCTATGCAAGATCCGAAGCTACAAGAGATTGTTGGTCAGTCACCATTCGCACCAGTAATTCAAAATGCTATGGCGGCACACATCACAGAACATATTGCGTTCCAGTACCGCCGTGAGATTGAAAAACAGCTTGGTGTAGAGTTGCCTGATGAAGATCAGCCAATCCCAGAAGATGTAGAAGAGCAGATCTCTAAGATGTCTAAGGATGCCGCTGAGAAACTTCTTGGAAAGAACCAAGCAGAAAAGGCGCAACAGCAAGCGCAACAAGCACAGCAAGACCCTGTGGTTCAAATGCAACAGCGCGAACTAGCTATCAAAGAGCAGGAACTCCAGCACAAGATTGCTATGGACATGGCGAAGCTAGAGCAACAGGGAACAAAAGATGCCGCCAATATGGCGCTACAGAAAACGCGGCTTGAGTCAGAAGAAAAGCGCGAAGGAGCTAGATTGGGGCTAAAGGCCGCAACAGAGCTTGACAAAGCAGAGCGTCAAGATCGTAGAGAGGGGGCCAAAATTGGCCTTGAAATAGCACGGGAGTTGTCCATAGATGAGTCAAATGAATGAACAATCAGTGTTTAAGCCTTTACGGGACAAGATAAGGGCTTATATGAACGATATCGCCGACCACATGGCTGGCGGGGGCTGTCAAAATCACGAAGAGTATATTCGTTTAGTAGGCAAGGTTGAGGCTCTAGCATTGCTAGAAAGGGACCTAATAGACTACGAACAGCGATTTATACAAGAGTAGGGCTTCCGAACTCTATTTTCTTAGTGTATTTTATTGTTGTGGAGACGTATGGGATCAGCCCAGCAAGGTTCCTGTGAACCTAAATCACTGCAAAGGAAGACAGATGTATTCTGCAACCAAGGAAGTCGACCAAAAGGTCGCAACAAAAATCCCAGAACCCTCTGGGTATAAACTCTTGATAAAACCACTGGATGTAAAAGAAAAGACCGATGGCGGTATATATATGCCGGATGCTCTAAAAACAGCAGAGCAAACAGCTTCCGTTATTGGCTTTGTCGTTAAAGCAGGACCAGACGCTTATTCTGATCAGGATAAGTTTCCATCTGGGCCATATTGCAAAGAAGGCGACTTTGTAATTTTCAGATCTTATTCTGGCACAAGATTTAAACTTAGAGGCGAAGAATTTAGACTAATTAACGATGACACTGTAGAAGCAGTTGTTGATGATCCACGGGGGTATGCAAGAGCATGAATGATCCAGCTGTAAAAGAAGAAGAAAACTTTGAAGAGCTAGGCGACTCAGGTTTTGAATTGGAAATCGTAGACGATGTTCCAGAAGAAGAAAAACCGCGTAGAGCGGAAGGTCAGGAGCCTCAAGTCCCTGATGACAATGAAATTGAAAGTTATAGCGAAGGTGTGCAAAAGCGCATCAAGCAATTAAAATTTGAGTACCATGAAGAGGAGCGGCGCAAAAAAGAAGCTGTGCGTTTGCAAGAAGAAGCTGTTAGTTATACTAAAACTCTTCAGGAAGAAAATGAAAAGCTACGCAAAACCCTTGAAGAGGGTGAGGGTATGCTGGTCACTCAAGCCAAGACTCGCGTTGAAGCTCAAATAGATCAGGCAAAGCGAGAGTATAAAGAGGCTTATGAGACTGGCGATCCAGATGCGATCATAGCGGCTCAGGAAAAATTAACTACCTTGAACTTGGAAAAGAACAAGGTTGAAACGTATAAAGTGCCAAAGCGCGTTGCCCCAGAGCCAGCGCCTGTTATGCAACAGCAACAGGAACAGGCTCCAGAGGTTAAAGAGCCTGACGAAAGGACAAAGGCTTGGGCAAATGAAAATCCGTGGTTCGGTGATGATTCCGAAATGACGGGATACGCTTTTGGCGTACATGAAAAATTAGTCAAGCAAGGGCTGAACCCTCAGACCCAAGCTGATGAGTATTATAAGGCGATTGACGAGTCTATGCGTCAACGCTTTCCAGACAAGTTTGATGTGCAAGAAGTTGAGGAAGCACCTGTACGTCAAACTGGTTCCGTGGTTGCCCCCGCGCAACGGAGTGCAAAAAAACCACGCAAGGTGCAACTAACCTCAACGGCTGTCGCTCTCGCCAAGCGATTAGGCTTAACCCCAGAGCAATATGCGGCGCAACTTATGAAGGAGCAATCCAATGTCAGATAGAAAGACACGCGAATCCAATACCCGTTCAAAAACGGAGCGCCCTAAAACTTGGACGCGGCAGTCTATGTTGCCAACCCCGGAGCCTAAGAATGGTACAGAGTACCGTTGGATCCGCACATCAACTCTAGGGGCTTCTGATAATACAAATGTATCGTCTAAGTTCCGTGAAGGTTGGACACCAGTTAAGGCAGAGGATCATCCTGAATTGCAAGTTATGTCAGACATTGACTCTCGTTTTGAGGGGAATGTTGAGGTTGGGGGTTTGCTACTTTGCGAAAACTCGACCGAATACGTTGAATCTCGCCGTGAGGCTCACGATGAGATGAACGCAAACCAGATTAACTCCGTAGATAACAATTATCTTCGGCAGTCTGATCCTCGTATGCCTCTGTTAAATCCAGAGCGCACTACGAAAACTTCGTTTGGTAAGTGACACTAAGTTGGCGCTTACCGTTGTAATAATGGCTATATAGAAGAGAGGAATAAGCTAATGTCTTCAATTGCCGCTCCTTTCGGTCTGCGCCCAATCAGTCGTTTTGGTTCTGGTTCTCAGGAAGTTTTCCGCCAGTACCCAATTGCTTCTGGCTACGCCACAGATATCGCCGCAGGTGATATTGTGCAACTCGTAGACGGTGGCACTGCTACGACCATTGAAAAGCAGTCCGGCGTAGGTACTTCTGCGATTGACCTCGTAGGTATCTTTATGGGTTGTTCTTTTACGGACCCCAACACTAACCAGTTGACTTTTAGCCAACTGTGGCCTGCAAGCACTGTTGCATCTGATGCAATGGCGTTTGTTGTAGACAACCCTAATGTAGAGTTTGTCATTCAGGCAGACGGCGCACCAGCTAACACTGGTGACATCTACGGCAAGAACTGCACACTGATTCAGACTGCACCAAACACCACCTTTAAGGTAAGCCGTGTAGCACTGGACATTTCAGAGCTTGCAACAACAGCCACTGACCCAATCAAGGTAATTGATTATCTCGGTGGCGACCAAGGTGACGAGAAGGGTACTTCTTTCCCATTGCTCGTTTGTAAGTTCAACTACCACCAGCTGACTACAGCGGCTGGCGCGGCATAAGGAGATCTGAGTTATGGCTATATCTCGCGCACAACTCCTGAAGGAACTCCTGCCGGGTCTTAATGCGTTGTTTGGTCTTGAGTATGATAAGTACGAAAACGAACACGCAGAAATCTATGAAACTGAAACATCAGAGCGTAGCTTCGAGGAAGAAGTGAAACTGTCAGGTTTCGGTGCCGCTCCGGTCAAGCCGGAAGGTTCAGCGATTTCTTACGACAACGCGCAAGAGTCCTTCACTGCTCGTTACAACCACGAAACGGTTGCAATGGGCTTCTCGGTAACTGAAGAAGCAATGGAAGACAATCTGTATGACGCGCTTTCCGCTCGTTATACAAAGGCCCTTGCTCGTGCTATGGCTTACACCAAGCAAGTCAAGGCCGCTTCCTTGTTGAACAACGGATTCACCACCTTCAACTCTGGCGATGGTGTAACCCTTTTCAACGCTTCTCACCCAACTGTAGCTGGCGGTAACAACTCTAACCGTCCAACAGTTGCGGCTGACCTGAACGAAACTTCTCTGGAAGATGCAGTTATCAACATTGCAGATTACAAAGATGAGCGTGGTCTTTTGATTGCGGCCCGTCCTCGTAAGCTGATTGTTCCACCTGCACTGATGTTTGTTGCAACTCGTTTGCTTCAGACTGAAGGCCGCGTAGGAACCGCTGATAACGACATCAACGCTCTGCGTTCAAACGGTTCAATCCCAGAAGGCTTCACAATCAATCACTACTTGACTGATACAGATGCTTTCTTCATCACAACCGATGTTCCTAACGGCATGAAGCACTTTGTTCGTACAGCGATGGCGACATCTATGGATGGCGACTTCGACACAGGCAATGTTCGCTACAAGGCCCGTGAGCGTTACAGCTTCGGCGTTTCAGACCCTCTTGGAATTTACGGCTCACCCGGAGCCTAATTGTAGTAGGGTACAAACTTTGAGAGGGCGGCTTCCGGGTCGCCCTTTCTTTTCGTATAAGCTAATGGAACCGTGCCAGCCACATGGGGTGGCTGACATTAGCCAAGACAAGGAGTTCCTCATGGCTACTACAACTTTTGCTGGCCCAATTAAGGCTGGCTCAATCCGTGAAGGCTCATCTGCAAATGTTGGCTTTGTGCATATGGCACAAACAGCAGACTGGACACAGTCAACAACTGCGGCTGACACCGGAATCACAATTCCTGCAAACA